TGAACTGCGGATAGACGATCACGTTATCAGCGCCTGTTGCGCCAGTACGACGATTAATCCAAATCTGGATCGGACGACCCGTCGCGTTCTTGTTCGGAATCGCTACGTACGTGCTGGATGAAATGCGCGAGATGTTGATGTCTTGCTGGTTCGTACCCGTACCCGTTCGAATCACGTGGTCGAGCAAGTCCACCGTATCTACCGGCAGGTCATAAGTACCGACGTTATAAGTCAGGACATGAGTGCCCTGTTCTAGTGTCCACAGGTTGACGCCACGGTTAGCCCAATCCATCAAAAGTAATGACAGACTACGCTTCGCCGTACGCAGGTCATATCCGGTACGTAATTCCGCACCGCAACGCTCGAAAGCCTCTTCTACGATGGTATTGAGGTCGAGGTTGAAGTCGGTTGTAGCTGTAGTCTTGTCAGCCATTACTTTTTAACCTTTGGCTTCTTACTTGCCTTTTTGGCGGTAGCTGCGCGTTTTAGCAGCAATGCCCTTGGGTTGCTGTACGAACTGCTTACCTTGGGCTTTTCCTCGGCGCTTGGCGGCAGTGGTTCGGGCGTACTCGGCTGGGCTGAGAGCTTTGATCGCAGCTTCCGGAAGATATCTTTCACCCGTGTCAGAAGATCGTTTACCACTTTTGGTTCTCCATTTCTGGGCAGTCCAAGCCTTCAACGACTGTTGAGGAGCCTTCATGACTTGTACCCACCGCCCTTCTCCTTATATCGTTTAGCCAATAACTGTGCCTTACGAGCCGACCATTGACCTGCCGCAGTGCCCTGCACAGCACTATTCTTAATGCTGTTGAACAATGCTTTACGCATCCCCGGCTTAGTGTAGTTACCAGCCTCGTTGACCTTGCTTTCGCCGCCTTCCTTGAAAGTGCGGATGGGCTTACCCGTACCGATGACAGGCTTTTTGTCCCCACGCCGTTTGGCACGGGGAACCTTCTTCGGACTGATTGCGCCCATACCGCGAGAGGCCATCATACGAACTTGCCTCGGGTCTTACCGCGAATAGCACAGCCGTCGATAGAGCCGCCCTTGTTGAGCTTGACCGTACCTAACTGCTGTACCATTTTCTTGTACGGCGGGTTAGCGATCATTTCATCAATGGCTTCCTTAGCCAATTCCTTGTCGTTCTTTCGGCGGTTACGGCGCGGAGGACCCTTAGATCCACGACGGATCTTCTCTGCAATCTCCTCGCGCTCGTAGTCTTCGGGCGAAACAATCACCTCCTCAATCTCACCACCGTCCGCAAACTTCTTTGCTTTCGGCTTAGGAGGCTTAGGCATACGTGGCATCTTGATAGACGAAGCCCCAAAGCGGGGCATCTTCTTCTTAAACATACCAGCCGTGTATTTGGGGATACGCATCAGATCATCCGTCCTTTAGTTTTACCGCGCTTAGCGATACCGTCACCACGGCTTGAGGCTGAGGACTTCACTGCACCGCCACGCTTGAACTTAAGACCTTCCGGCAACTCATCTGCATAAGCCGCACGACGATCAGAGCCTTCCGAACTAGCGCGATACCGCTCGTCATAACGAGGAATACCACGACGGGACATACCGCGCCGAGCCGCTTCGCCAGCCTTATCCGCAGCACGTTCAGCAGCGTTAGCGCGTTCAGTCTTCATGCGACGAAGCATCTGCTTAGCACGGAGAGGGAGACTCGATCCAGCAAGTCCCGCAGCGCCAGCAACGTTAGCAGCCATCTCCATTTTATCGAGAGCGTCTTTAGCCCGCTTCTCATCTAAGTCCACATACGGACTCTTGCCTTTATCGCTATATCCGGTACTACGATCGCCGGGAAGAGAAGACTTGGTTCGCGCTGCGACTCGGGCTTCCTCACGGTCCTTTTTGGACGGCTCAGAGTCCTCGTAGTCTTTCATGAACTCCATCGGGCTTACGCGACGAGAAGGAGTCTTGTCCTTACCCGACTTCTTGCTCGATGACTTCTTGTCAGACTGAGTGCCCGGCATCGGGTTCTCTTCGTACCCAAGTCCGCCTTCAGCGTAGCGACGAACCTTGCGCTTCATTACACAAACTTCCCGCGAGTCTTGCCTTTAATCGCGCAACCATCGGCACGGCTAGAAGCAGAGCCACCATTGCTCATCTTCTTGATACGACCGCCAGCATATTTGCCGCCCGGCTTCTTGGCCTTGATATCGTCGCCAAATCCCGCACCCGGCTTAATCGTCGGGACATCGGGAAGCATTCCGCGAGAGATCAAATCATCAGACGGGGAACCAACTTTAGGAGCCGGGGGTTTAACTCTAGACTTAGCCACAATAGCCACCTTTCATCATTCTGACTTCCTTACCCTTGGTCTTGCCTTTCACGGCGATACCATCGGCAGCTTTACGATACGGGCCGCTAACCTTGCCGCCCTTCTTCATGCCGTACTCGGCCTTCTCATGCTTAATCATCGACTTCGGAGCGCCCTTCTTTTTCATGAAGGCGATCTCTTTCTTAGCCATTTTCTTGGATTCTTTCATTTGGATTTACCTTTGAATTTGCGGCCTTTGTCGGCCTTGACGAACTCTTTTCCCACCTTTGGTGAGATACCAACTTTCTTAGCGAACGCCGGATTATTAGCGACCGCTGCCATCAAACGATGCTGTTTACCGGACTTACTTGGCATCGTCGTCTTTCTTTCGCTTAATAAGCTCGGAAAACGGCTTACCCGTAACCATCTCGGCTATTCGCATCAGCGTCCAGATCGCGCCGATAAGACCGAATATAGGAGTAAACACTTGTAAAAATGACCCTATAGTTGCGAGTAAGGACACCACATCTAACGCGTTTTTTAAGTGCTCGTTATGCTCGGTCATATCAGCAATTCCACGCTCTCAAGGATTTGTTGATACGGCTGTTGGGATCTTTAGCGGTTTTAGCACTTGTGAGCTTACGCTTCATGCCTTTCATCCGGGCACAGAACGAATCACGACGAGCGCCGCCCTCGGGTTGAGGCCGCTTCAGACCCGGCTTGCCGGGATTGGCTTTGTTGTAGGAAGCCCGACCTTTGGCATTTAAGCCGCCAGCCGGGTTCTTCCCTTCCTTACGCTGCCATGCGGGGGACTTAGGCATAGAACACCATCACCGAGGCTACGTCCGTGACATCAACATAAATGTCAGTCTGGAACAGTAAGCCTTCGCCGGGGAGGATTAAGTAGTCTGGTGCCGAGGATGAAGCAAGGGTATTAATGGTCGCTTTGACCGCACCCGAAGCTCCGCCGTCCTTAAACACCACACTGCCTGCACCGGCTGCGGGGACGATGTAGATAGCCTTAACGCGATTGCGTCCGAGGGAATTCCCCGCCTGATCAGCGAGGAGTCCGTCAGTAGTCCGAACCGCACTAGCTAATACATCTGTTTGCATAGCCATTAACGGCTCCTATTAGGCGATGGTCACGCCACGCGAAGCAAGGATCGCCCAACCAGCGGCGGTGTAGATCAGGGTGACAGAATCGCCCACTGCCGCAAACGTGACGGTCGAAAAGCCGATCTTCGTGGTCGGGGTCAGTACAGCCGAGCCACCATCAACCGTATGCACGATTACCTTGAGTTCACCAACAGCGCCATCAGCAAGCGTAAGAGCCTGCGACACGCCAGACGTAGTGAGCGAGGTGAACGCGTTGGTGATGTCAACCGCACCAGCACCCGAGAGGGACTGCGTGCCAAGAGTAACGTCCGTACCAAACGAAGAATTGATTGTGACGGCACCAGTCGTGCTGTTGATGCTGATTGACTGGAAGCCATTCTGGGACCGAACCGGTCCGTTAAACGTCGTATTCGCCATTTAAATATTCCTCACATGCGAGTAGTGCTTATCAGTCTGCATGTCGTCAGTCGGGGCTGTCTGATAAGCGGATTTTTCCCGATAGGGACTATATACACTCAACCCCTACAAAAAGAAAGGGGGGCCGAAGCCCCCCGATCCAGTCCGATTAGGACGCGCCCGGCGAACCGAACATGCCCAGCGGATCCGACCAGCCGAAGCTATAACGCTCGCGGCTCTTGT